TTAATGTTTTTGTTATCCTATTTCTACACAAATTATTTGTGTAGAAAAACAATAGCACGGAACATAAAACAAAACAATAACTTACTTGACAAATAAAAAATATTGTCGTATTTTAGATGTATATCAATAACTATACGAGGTGAATATGAAGAAAACTATTGTAATGATTAGATTAAACTCATTAATTGATGAATGGTTTAAAGAAGAGGCAAATAGAAAACAAATGCATAAATCAGAGTTTATGAGAAAAGTTCTTACGGAATTTAAAGAAAAGGAGGAGAAAAATGACGGAACAAACGGCTAAATATGCAAAAGACATTAACCAAGGCATTTCATTAGCGGATGTGGAAAATATTCCATTTTTAAATGAAACTTCATTAGGGTTGCATCTAAAAACAATTTTTCCAGATCATGATTTTATACACAATAAAAAAATTCCAGAATCTAACATATTAAATAGACCTGATTATTACTGTAAAAAATTACAATTAGTAATAGAATTTGATGGATATGGACATTTCACTAACCCAAAAACAATATTAGCAGATATTAAAAAAGATAGCATATATTCAATGATGGGAATTAAAGTTATTAGGATACCTTATTTTATACAATTAGATACAGAAACAGTAGAATATTTTTTTAATGTAAATAATTGGATATCCTCTGACACAATAATACACCCACATGGATTTATAAATCCAAAAGCAACAACTCCTGCTTATTTTTGCTCATTAGGTATAATTAGATTTAATGAATGGAGAAAGATTGTGTCTAAGATATATTGTATAAAAAATAAAATTAATTTAAAACATTGTAAATTAGAAAATATAAGTAGTGGTTATTTACTTAATCGTTCTTGGTGGTTTCAAGTAAATATATTAAAAAGAAGTCCAGAAGAAATTGTAATTTTTGAGGAAGTAGACGATCTAAAAAAAGATATTTGGTATGGGGGATATCCTACTTAATATAAAAATATGGGGCATATAGAATTATTTTTCTATATGCCCCATAAGATTAGTTATCCATAGTGATATTCATGTAAGGAGAGTCAGGATGACCTACTTCATCCTTCAAAATTTCTCCAGCAAAACCGAGCGTGCTCCAATCATCCCCAATCATGGCTGTATCACCAGTAGGAGTCAAAGAACAACGCCAAATATCAAGAAACTGTTGTTCGCCAGCAGGGTTATCAGAAACAAACCTAAGTTCACCCTCAATCTGAGTCTGAGTAAATGCCTGAATTTCTGTGTACTCTGTGGCAGCATACCCGTAAGTAACAACAACGGATTCCCCGTCTGTCAGGGTTGTAGAAGCATTATCAAGAAAATAAACTCTACCAATCTTATTATCCTTTGCTTCTGCAAGAACACTGTAATCTGTACCCTCTACATAAGTGGTGGTTTTGCCCTCATTCTGAACAAGAATCTGAGGATTACCAATTGTAGGAGTAGAAGCAGCAGCTACGGAAGCAGCGCCAGTATCGCCAGTCAAAGTTTCCCCTGCTTCAAAAAGATCTGCATTAGTTCTTGCAATAACAAGAGTTCCCGAAGTATCATCCCCTGTAACAGAAAGAACAACACCAGTAGCACCACCATCCTCCCCCGTTACAGTCTCACCTTCTACAAATAAATCTGAGCCAGTGTTATAAGTCAAATTCTCGCTTACAATAGACCTAAAGGCAAGATTGGTACGTCTACCCCTATGTGCTGTTACAGCCTCTTCTACGGCAGTACCAGCGGCCTGTGATACCGTATTAAGATTAGCCAGTGTAAGAAGGGCCAAGTTCTCTTTGTTAATTTCATCAAGGGTGAAAGAACAACCAGGAGTAATCTGGGAAATAATCTCCTTATCCTTTGCTTTCAAACCGCCCCTTGAGCGGTAATGATCAAGTTTCTCAAGGGCCACGTTAAACGTGAAAGCGGGAGCATTACCAAGATCCCGCTCTCCCTGATAAACACCTGCTTTAAGCTGATTAAAGTAAATTACTCCTTTTCCCAGAGTATAATTGTCCGTACTTGGTGAATAAGCCATGTTTAAATCTCCTATTTAAAAGTTAATTAAAATTCTATAGTTCATCTGTATAGACTAAATCTAAAACTAAACGCATTCCTAAAACATCAGGGAGTCCATATCCATTTGGTCCCTCTGTCCTACTTTCTTGTATAAACCCTGTTCTATCATTTGCACATAATCGTCCATTATAAAACGGGGGATCTGAACCTCTTTCTGTAAAAACAACCTTTCGTAAATTACGCAACATTGCTTTTATATCCGTACTTTTACTTGTAATCAATTCTAACGTAACTTCTAAAGCCCTTCTAACAGGATACCCAGCATTGGTTTTACTTGAATGTGTAACAATATTATCATTTCCTTCAAGCATAATTAAACAAGGCATATCTTTATCATTAATAGGCTCTGTAGGGGTTCTTTTGAAAGAGGTAAGTCCTAATTCCGTTCGATTAGATTTTATCCTTTCGTATATTTCAAGCAAACCATCTTCACGGTTATTCATATAAACCCCTTTACAAACTCTCTTGAAACTTCTTGTGTAATCTTATCTGAAACTTTACCTAAAACTTGAACAATAGGACCACCCATAGTTTTATCATGTCCAGGGTTTAATCCACCAGCCCAAACCTTCCCATCAAAAACATTTAGTTTCCCTGTACGTTTTGTATCATTGTTTTTATGAGGATAATACCAAGGGGCTTTCCCAGGCACAGCACCTTCAACCATAAATTGCCCGTAAGTAGGCGTTTTATTTACAACAATAAGCTGTGCTAATACCTTTGAAGATCCATATTTCAACTTTGAAGCCATCCATTGATCCCTAAAATGTGGTGCGCCACTTTCAGGATCATATGGGGAATGCGCTCTTAAAAGGGCAATGATTTCCTTGTCTTTTTTATACAAAAGTCTGGAAACATTAGCTTTTAAAACTGAATGTTCACATGCTTTTTTTAATTTTTGTATAAATTCAGGTAATTTCATTTTATACCTTTCTTAAAAGAAGAGTGTAAATTATTCTCATTGGATCAAGTTCAAAACCTTCTACAGAGTATTTATCTGTACCAAACATGATATAAGTCTGTGTATCCATTGTACAATTAATTAAATCTACTACTGGCATTAACCCCTTAATATCTTGTGGTTGGATTAATTCTGAAAAAGATAACAATTCAACATCTTTTGCATAAAACTTTTCAAAAATACATCTTATTGTATCAGTGACAGAGCTTGAATCTCCAAAACCATCATCTGTAACTTGTGTAAAAATTCCAGTTTTAACAGCTTCGTTGAAAACACCAAAAATAATCTCAACAGCTTTTTCAAAGATATTTTTAAGTTGGGCCATACTAACCTCTCACCAAACGCACAACACTACCTCTGTTATAAAGGTCTGAGACGATGTTTAAAACGTGTGAGGGCACAAGTTTAGCATTAGTATTGTTCGGCTTCTCTGCCCCTGCTTTGATCATGAGAGAACCCGCTTGAATCTGCCCAATACCAGCAAGAGGATCTTCCAAAGTTCTGTCATTATTAATATTTGAAAAAGCTAACTCAAAAACAGCAATCTTTACTTCAGACGGGATAATATTGCTGTCAATAACTGTTCCATCAGATCTTACTACACCAATTCTGGGCCATAGCATTGACTGCTCAGAAGTGGTCTTAGATCCTTTCCATTTAACATACCAATCTAACATTCTTGAGGCAGAAATTAAAAAAGGCTCTTGGTCGGTTACATTAGTCCAAGCTGAAGAATGCATTCGATCTTCAAAATAATCTTCTGCTTCAATTAATGTGACGTATGAATTAGAATTTACCCCGCCTAAAGTATTATCTAACATGGTTGCCTTTTATTTCTTAGTTTTAATTTTTAGAATTTTTCTTGGGGCGGAAGATGTGTCATTAGAATCAAAAAATTCATCTGCTTCCTCATTTTCCTCAAGAAGAGTTTTAGCATCTTCAATAGCTTTTGCTTTTGCTTCCTCAGCATCTTCAATAGCTTTTGCTTTTGCAACTTCATCTACTTCACTCCATCCAGCATCCAGACAAATCTGCACTTGATCAGCATCCACAAACATCATGCACTTTCCATCTTTATATAGTCTCATAATATCTCCTTATGTTTATTCCCCCTAAAAATTAATTTAGGGGGAATAATGTTATTTATGCAGTTTTATCACCGATCAAAGTAATACGCCTTGGATCAAGACAAAATGCACCAACCAACAGGTCAAGAGACATCGTGGTTTTCTTGGTACTAAGATCATATCCCTTTACAATACGAATACTTACGCCGTTATTAGAAGCGGTAGCGGCAGTACGATCTTCAGGAATATCAAGCATCGGAAATGCTACTGCAAGAGAACGATCATCAAAAATTGCACCATGATGAATAACATTTTTGCCTGAAGCAAGGACAGTAACAGCCGCACCATCAGCAAGAACCTCTGTAATAGGGTCTACAAGATCGATGGTTGTAATAGATGTGCCATTTTCAGAGCCAGCATCAGCAACAGCAGTCTTGACGATCACAGGGCGTTTTGCACCAGCAATTTTAAGACGATCACCCTTAACAAGAGTAAGAGCCCCAGTAATTACATCAACTGTAAGAGTAGAGCTTCCAATTTTGTTATTAGTGGTTCCACCTGCACCATTATCAAGAGTAGAAACAAAAGTACCAACCGTATAAGCGGCAGACTCAGTAGGAAATGCAATACTGGAATAAAAATCCATTCCCATTACACGGCCCATGTCAGCATTACGGAGAGTAGTTTCACCGTCACCGCCCCTGGTCTGGGACTGGTTAAACCAAGGCTGTCCAAGGAGAGTTGCCTCAAGATCAAGATCCACAAGACAAAAACGATTCATGGACAACTGCTGAAGAATTGCGGCCTTTCGTGCAAGGGCGATATCTGCGGCAGTGGTAAAAAGAGTAGAGGCAGAACTTGCTTGTGCGGCATAATAAGCACCTGCGGCCTGAAGGATCTTTGTACCAATATAAGCATCAACACTTTCTGCAAGCTTATAAGTAGCAGGACGAATTACCTGATCAATAAAAGAATCAAGATCAAGTGCTTGTTCTCTTGCAGTAACTTCAACAGAAACGTCAAGATGCTTTTCGATTGTCATCGGACGGGTGGATGTACTAATGGACTGAGTAGTGATAGGGCCAGCATTAGAAAATTCCTTTACATCATACTCACCATGTGTACGAAAAGAAACTGTATCACCAACTTTCCAACCGTTTGATCTGGATGTAAAGTCTGAAGTTTTGTCCTTAGTCGCTAATGGAGCGATGGTCAGTGCGTCCTCAAGGTGCGTTAACGCTTCCATAGCCACAACGGATGGATGTTGCCAAATGTTTCCCATAATAAATCTCCTTTTTAAGTTTTGCCTCTTCTTAAAAAAGAAAAAGGGCCAAAACTGTTTATGTTTTGCCCCTTGAAGTAGTCTTGGGGCATAAAAACTTTTACGTTTTAAGTCCCCAAGACTTTTTAAACTATTTAATATCCCACAAGGATATTTATTATCTTGTCAGTATATTAATTAAGAACAATATGAATGTCAAGTAATATTATTTACTTATGTTGTTCGTATTTATGTTTAAATGTGTAAACAACAGAAATTAAAATTGTTTTTATTTCTTTGCTCTAAGCCTTCTGTAAGCATTAACATCCCCTGCTTCTGCGGCAGCAATCTTACGGGCCATTACATCAGACATATCACTACTGCCCCCAAAAGCACCAGCACCCTTTGACTGAGGCCAGTAATGAGGCGAAGTCTTTCTAAGGCTTTCAATCCAGTTTTTTGTATTAAGAACCTTTTTATCTTCTGTTACAGCAAGTTTTCCCTCTGAATCTCTTGCCTCAATTACTTTATTTTCATCAAGAGAAAAAATACTTCTTCCTCTTAGAATTGCATCTTCTACAGCAGAAGGAATCATCCCTGATTTTAGGGCTTCTTCCCTAATTCCATCATCAATCACCTTAGATTCAAAAAGTGATTGATAAGTCATTCCATGTTTCTGTGCATTTTGAAGATTTGTGTTGAGTTCATTAATCTGAATTTCAAAATCAGATGTAAGCTGAGAAGTTTTCTTTTCAATTAGCTCCTCCACTGTTCCATCCTTTAGAAATTCAGCGTCTTTGTTTTTCTCATAAAATTCAGTAGCTTCTTTTATTGCTTTTGGATCATATCCTTCAAACTTCTTTAGATTTTCTTGAAGTGTTTTCTTTTCTGTCAAAATTTCAGTATTTTTAGCTTTCAATCCTGTTACTGCTTCTTCAACCTGACTCTTTGTAGAATTTGTCAGATCAACAGTTAGCTGATCAACAGTAATTTTGTGTGCATTCTCTGCTTTTTCTCTAATATCAGCATCTTCAATAAATTCAAACATTTTAAATCTCCTTAATTTAGGAGTTCCCTGAACTCCAGTTTGATAACCTCAAGTTATCTTTTAATGTGTTGTTTTGTGTTCTTGTGTTCGTACTCATTTACTGTTTTTTCAATACAACTAATAATAATTTCTGTCATTGTTACTTTCTTTTTTAAAGCCACCATTTTGAATTTAAACCTTAACTCTTCTGGAACTTTAATTGTTATGGATGATGTTTTCAATATTGACTCCTTCTTGACGTATTGAAATCAATATATACTAACATACATACAGTGTCAACTTTTATCCTTCATTATTTATACTGCCCTCAGTACCGCTTACTTTTTTTATATTATGAATATCTACCTCTTCCTCTTTTACTCCAATAATTTTCCCATTTTCATCTGTTGCAGATAATTCTTTTTCTTCCTTTGCAATATTAACAGGATCATTTTTAAGCAATTCAATATATTCAAAATACCCAACTGTTTGATCAAGTAATCCAGCATAAACAAGATACCTATGAATAACTTCCATTGAAATAACACCCGCAGAGTGTCCTTCAACAACTTGTTTAAGAATTGTAGCATCTGGAATGCCTTGGGTGAGTGATGATGGGGCATCAACCATAACTTCTTCTTTGTTGTACCCTCCCCATTCACACATTGTTTCAAGACCTTGTTTAATTGAATTAATTGCAGAAAGAAAAATAGAATACATTGAAGCAGATTGTGTTGATTGCCTTATTCTAAGAGCCTCAGCCGCTTCAACACCTTTACGAGCATCCAAGATAGCGACTCCATGTCTTATAGCTTCTTCATACAGGTCTGTGATGTGAGCTTTGACGTGGGTTAATGCGGCAGTATCAGTTTCAGTATAAAAGATGCGTGCTTGCGGATCAGGCAGTACAATCATGACAGATGAACCCACCACATTAGGCAAATCACCGTCATTTGTAGCACCTACCATACAAAGAGTAGGATTACATGATAAATATTCAGAGTTTGCAAGGTCCGCCTCTTTTCTGTAAATCTGAACAGAACAATTTGCAACAGAAATCAAAGGAATAGGTTGCATATCAAATGAATTATTTATTGATCCACAAAGAAACAAAGGTATTCTGTTTGCTTCTCTTCCCATTAATGTAGGGGATACTTCTGTATCATTTAATTTTACCCCATCTGAGGAATACAAAGCAGTGATGTATTTTTCATTTTCATCTAATTGCAAAACTCTGTATACATTTTTAGTATCATGAGAAAATATATCATCAGAGTCAGGAACAGCTTCTTGCAAAACGCCTAATGAAAGGTTTTTTTCTTCTGCAACAATAGAAACTTTCCAATTAATAAATTCTTCTGCTTTATAATCTACAAATCTAAATTCATTTTTGGAAGAAATTACATCCACCAATAAAGGACATCTGCCCGTTTGGAAAGTTTCAATTATCATATCCATAAATAATTGATCCAAAGACCTTCCGTCTTTAGTAGCATTTTTTAGAATATATTCAAGTTGTTTTGGCACATTAAACTCAGGTAGTTTTGTAATTACAATACCCAAAGCCCCTGAAAGTGCATATGCAGTAATCAATGGAAAATGCGCTCGTTCAATATAAGAATCGTATGCATCAGCAAATTCACCTTTCATACCAGCAGGACGGGGAAGGTATTTTTCTTTTTTACTTTTTATTACATCCTCTCCCGCCATACAATCACGCACTTTTGCCCAAGCATTTTTATTGCGGGAATATTCTGGGTGTAATGTATCAACTGCTCCTGGTAAATAATTAGGACTTTGGTTTGGTTTATTCATTTTATTCTCCTTTTAATTTTTAACTGCACGTCTTTTTTGGTTTTAAAAGA